TTTCGGGAGTTTCTGGTTCTGGAGCTGGCTGCTCTTCAGATGGGCTTTCTGTGTGCCCCTCTTCATCAATCTCAACTTCTATTTCTTCGTTAAGATCTTCTTCTTTTTTTGGGTCGTCTATCATTTATACCTCCGTCAGTTGCGAACTGCGTTTCACGCTATGGACAATATAATACCACATTTAGTGGTAGTATTGCAAGGGTTTATCTATGTTTTATTTTATCTGGTTCAGGTACTACTGCAACAACTTCGTCATCATTTATGATAGAATAATCTTCATTTTCATATTTGAATTTAAGTCCTACATACTTACCTGTTAAAACATAGTCGCCTACTTTACACCACGTAGTAGCTGATTTGTCCATGTCTTTATAACATTCTGGACCCATATCTACTACTTGAGATACTACACATGCAAACTTAGCTAACTCTCTAGTTTGGTCTGATAAGAGTATTCCGCCTGATGTCATTGCTGATGGTTCCCAAGGTTTAAGTAACATACGATAACCCTGTGGTTTAGGTAATTTATTCATCTGTTCCTCCTGCGATGTCTTTGTATAATTTCTTATACTCAGTTTCTAGTCTGTCAGACATATCATTTAATGTCTGCCCTATGCCTACTAAGAATTTATAGCCTGCATAGTCATCAGTACTGCCACTAAGCAGCTGCTGATTATTGGCTTCTATTGCTTCAGCCAAAACTTTTTGCATACGTTCTTTATAATTTCTAACTTGATCTAGCATTTGTTCTCCTGTAATTCTGAAAGGGGGCACCTTTAAAGACACCCCCGAAAGTAAGATTACTTAATGTCGATAATCTTTTCCTTCTTTTCTTCAGGAATTATCTTTTTAAGTTTAACACAAAGTAGTCCGTCTTGCAACCCTGCGTCTTCTACTACAAAGTCATCAGCTAATTCAAACTTCTTAGTAAAGTTCTTTTCTGATATTCCTTTGTGTATTAGTTTATCTGCATCTTGCTTGTCTTTTTTAGTTCCTGTAATAGTTAAAGTATTTTCTGCATACTTTACTTTTACATTCTTTTTAGTAAAACCAGCAACAGCCATTTCGATCTCATAGTTTTCAGAGTCGATCTTTCTTATATTGTATGGTGGAAATGATGTGTATTCTAAAGAATCCATCCTATTGAATATATTGTCAAATCCTATCCAAAACGGATTGTATTGTTCTAAGCTTGTCATAATATACCTCCTTTGAAAGCAAAGTTTACTAGCTCCTTACGGCAGCTATATAGGTATTATATAGTAACTACTTCTTAGATGTCAACCCTGATAAAGGATTACTTAAAGCTTTATTTATTTTTAAGTCAAGATTTTCTTCTAGTAGTTTCATTTCATCTAGAAGTTCTCTAGCATCTTCTTTCTGTCTATCTTCTACATCATTTACAATTTCTGTAATATGTCTAATATCACCATTCATCTGACGTAGATCTGCTTTCATATCATTCTTTAAATCTTTAGCTACGTCAGCTACTAGTGTTATTTCATCTAGTATCATATCTATTTCTGATTTTAATACTGCTAGTTGCTCATCGTAATATGATAGATCAGGTTCCGTATACATAATTATTTTTTCCTTCATATCAAGATAATCCTGATAAAAAGTAAAGCCTGTCCATGCGGCTCCTCCGAGAGCAGACAACAAAGTAAGAATGGCAAACATCTTTCCTCCAGTTATCTTCATTCCCGAATACTCAATACTGGGCATTTATTATATCCTCCATTATTTGTCCTTGTTCTGCTATAAATAGATCACCATACTGATCATCTATTACTTTATTTAAATACTCATTAACATTTGTATCTTGTATTGTTGATTGAGTATCAAAAAATGTTTTAGTATTGCCTAAGATTTGCATTACTATTAATGTTTTCATTTGAGCTGCATCATCATATCTAGCTTTATCATCAATCTTTTTTACTATTTTAGTAGCTGCTTTCTCTTTAGCACTAGGTTCCTTTACAGGTTTTTCTGGTTTTTCAGTTTTTTCCTGTTGTACTTCTTCTTGCTCGGTACTATCCTCAACTTCCACAACGGGCTCCTCAGTAGCTTCGCTATCGGGTTCGATTGTTTCTTCTTCTGTTGGTTGTTCATCTATAGTTTCTTCTACTTCTACTGGTATTTCTTTTACCTCTTCTATATTAGGAGGACCTTCTTCTATTTCTGTTTCTGGCATATCCATTTCAGGCTCAGGAATTTCTTCTACTGATACTACCATATCTGGAGGTGGAGGTAAATCCTCTAACTGTAATTCTATTTCTGCTTCTACTGTTTCTATATTAATAGGCATATTCATTTCCATATCAGGAGGTGGTAGCATTTCCATTGGTGGTGGAGGAGGTGCAAACTCTATATTAAAATCCATTTCAAAATCAATCTCCAGCTCTACAGATTCGTATGATATCTCTTCTGTTTCTGGTTCAATAGGAGCAAAGTCTATCATACCATCATCTACAACTATATCATTGAATTCAAATACTTCTTCTACAAATTCTATTTCTGTTGGATCAAATATGTTTAAATAATAAATTTCTTCTAATGTTGTAATATGTTGTGTAATAATTGTATTAATAACATTATAAAATACGTTTACTGTAACATCATCAAAAACAGGTCCAACTGCTAAATTAATATCTCTGCCACCAACTTCAATAGTTACTTTGTTTAAAACACCACTGAAATCGAAAGACCCATTGTATGACTGGTAACCTGATGCAACGCCAGATTCAGACAGTATGTCAGTTCCTGAAAAGATTTGACTATTTCCGTTAAGTCCTGTAATGTGCATGTATATTCTATCTTGAGCATCTTGTTTATCTACCTCTATTGTATATTTAACTTCTCCCCCATTATTTATATTTAAATCAGAAATGTCTACTGTCTGTATAAATGTAGTACCCATTCCAGATACACCCATTGTTGATGTACTATTACCTGATCCAGTAATAGCTGCACATTTATCTGAGCCTAACCCGTAACAATTATTTCCTGTAGGCATACTAGCAGGACCTTGACCACCCCAGTCAATATCCATATCACCTTCTTGACTAGATGATACATAACCATTACTACCATCTAATATATCACCAGAGTTTTCGTTTGTAATAGTTTGTGTAGTTGTTGTGACTGTAGTAGTTGTAGTAGTTACAATTTCTGTGCCTTTGTCTTCTTCAGTAACTTCTACTTGTGTATCTTCTGTTATATTAACACCTGGCTCACAAAGACCTTCGTGATTAGGTAAGCAGGTATCTGCTTTAGAATAAGAGGAGACCAGTAGTAATAAGGAACAAAGTCTTATAAAGTGCAATATGACCTGCATCACTCATCTCTCCTTTTACAGGCTTACTTGCCTGCACATAATCTTTTTTATATTTACTTCCGTCTGGAATATCATCTGGATTATCCATCCAAGAATTTTGTGCTTCTGTACCTATAGCTCCATTATATGGGCATGGAGTTCCTGCATCAGTCATTGCATCAAATACTCTTGGGTCTTGGCATAAAACTGATACCGCTGCAACTTTCATTCCCATTGAGTATAGAGAACGAGATAGTTTTAAACTTTGACAAAGTTCATCATCTACTAATATACCTGTAGCTACACCTAGTACATTATTTTGTACACTTCCGCCAACGCCTACTTTACATATATCACTATTAGAATTTATTATAGATGGTGCATTTGCTGTAGGTGGTGTTGAGTTTGTAACTACAGTTGAAGATACTGTATTGGTTTCAGCTTTTGTATCTGTAGCAATAGCTACGAATCCAAAAGCTAATAATATAAAAAATAATAATCTAAACTCTTTCATTACCATTTACTTTTATCTGCCCAATATGCTGCAGACATTTTTCCTTTTGCAATATTTCTACCATGTCTAGCTTTAAAAGATTTACGTTTAGCTTTCATTCTAGCTGACTCTCCTGCTTTAGGTTTACCAGCTGTCTTAGCTCCTTGTTGTCCGTATCTAATTGTTTTAACTTTGTTGCCTTCTTTAGCAACTACGACATGAGATTTCTTTGGATGATTAGGAGTTCGTTTAGGTTTGTTATAACCACTGACCCCTGCACGTTTTAGTCTGGGATCTGCTGCCATTACATAATATCTTTCTTAATCATTATCTTTGCATCTTGTATTCCAGACTTAGCCATATCCATAGCATCTGCTGCCATCTTACGATCTCTTTCTAAATCTGTATTTTCATCATCAATCATAACTTTAGCTTCTTCTAAAGATATTTCATCTTGATGTTTCTTAGCATCTAAAGCAAGTTTTGCTTTACGTAATTCTAATTCTTCTCTTTGAATTTCTAATTGTTGTTCTGCTGTATCTTTTTTTTGACCAGACATAATTTTTTGTTTTTCTTCATCTAACTTCATAATAGAATCAGAAGCATTGGCTGTGAGTAACGCTACTTGATTTTCCATTTCAGGAGGTAGTGGTTGTCCTGACATCATAGCTTGTACTATTTGAGGATCGCCAATCATTTGGACTACCTCGCCTCTATACTTCATAGCTAAATGATCTTGTATATGTGAAGACAAAGCTTGAAGCATTATAGTGTTTTCTTTATACGCTACGTTATTTATCATAGCAGCGTGCGCTACAATATGAGCATCATGGTTTTGATCTTGCCTTGGAACTAGTGGTGCCCCCTTCATAGCTGCCATATTTTCTGTAACAGGATCAGCTGATATAGGTTGCATGTTTTGTTTTAAATATCTTTGTGGTTCTTCAATACCCATAGCAGAAAACAATTCCATACCTATTGCTTCCATATTGTAAGCTTGAGGATTTTGTTGTGCTATTTGCATAATCGCGTTTATCTTTGCTATCCTGTGTGCTTCTGTTGGCATGTTAGGATCTGACACAGGAAGAACATCAATTGATTTTAAATTAAAATCATTTCTAAAAACTTGTTGTGCACCACCTGCGACTTCATACGGGTACAGATCAGGAAGATACTCAAAATCTAATCTCGCTAAAATTCGCAGGTCCTTGGATTGAGCGTTATGCAGACGCTTGTGCACAGCGCTGAACAACTTAGAACTTTGTTCTAACAAAGCCATAGTTGTACCAACAGGTCCATAGTTAGATGCTTGATCTACTATGTTGTCGGTCGAGTCAGCAAACTCTTTTGCAGCATTAACAACATACTGCATTAAATTAAATAATGTACCTGAAGGTTCTTTAAATGGTAAAGGCTGTAGAGACTTGCCTAGGTCACCCGCAGGACTATTTACTTCTCTCCATTCACCAGGAGCAATTGGCTCATCAGGTGCAAGCACACGAAGTCCATGCGCTTTAAAACCACCAGGTAAATTTGAAAACGTTCCAGCATCTATCAATTGTCTCATTGATGAAGTTGCTGTTTTAGTTAAACCTCCAATTAAATGTAAATAACCATAACCATAAAAACCTAAACCAGGAATCATATAGTAATGTGTGAAATACATTTTCTTTTCTTTTTTAATATCTTCTACATTCCAGTTTCTTCTGATTGCTAAAACTTTTCCTTCATCGGTCATATGAACTACGTAAGGAAGTTTTAAACCATCAGAGTCTTCAAATCCTGGTAAGTCTAAGTTAACATGCATTTCTAAAATTTCTACACGTTCGGTATCACCATAAGGTTTAGTAACACCTAGTATTTCATCTGAAGCTTCTTGTGCAGAAGTTTCATCTATATTACTTTCACTTACATCTATGTCTGCAAAAGTTCCAGACATTTGAAATTTTTTAATTTCATTCATAGACATAGAATACTTATGAGTAAAACGTTCTGCGTTTTCTAAATTAGATGCATAGTAATCTACATAAAAATCTTGTGCTTTAATATACTCTGTTCTTGGTCTGCCTAAATTTACATCCCAGTAAGTTTTTTTAAATGCTGAACCATACAACGCTACATAAAATAATAAACGATCTAGTTCTGGTCCGTACTCTGGCATTTGTATTTGTGTTTGATAATTCATAAAGTGACGAACACGATTTGCTTGTTCCATTTTTTGCGGAGTTTGTAAACCAACAATTCGTGTACGCACAGGTCCTTCAGTAGGAAATAATTCTTTATATGCTTTTGCTTGAAACTTTACAACCGCTTGTGATAGTACAGGATGTGAAGATGCACAAGCTCCTGGAAAAGGTTCATCACTATCTTCTGCTTTAAATCCTAGTAAGTCTATTCCTTCTTCAGCAATAGAATCATATTCATCTCTAGATTGTTTATCTTTTTCAAATGAATCTTGTAGTTCACTAGCAATAGATCCTAATTCTTTTTCGTCAATAAATTCTACGAGGTTGGCATCGTGGTCCATAGCTTCTGGACTATTTTCATCTTCTTCAAATATTCCCATAGCTTTGGCTTCTTCCATTAAACCTTTATCTTCTAAAGTAACTTCAGCTCCACCATCAGGTGTAGCTATTACTTCATCAGCTGGTTTAACTGGAGATTCAGGCGATGTAAGATCTTCGCCTTCTAGTAATTCAAGTTGTTTTTCTACTATCATATATCAATCCTTAATAATAACGTCTGCGTTTTTTATTATACACTGCTGACTCATCTAAGTCAAGCCATGAATTATCACTATGCTCTAAATATCCGCCATTTCTTACATACAATATAGCTTGAGTTACAGAGTCTACGATATCATCGTGAGGTCCTGCAGGAAACTGTCTACATTCTTCTATTGTATCTTTTGCCCAAGATTTTAACAAAGGAGCATATATTCTTGAGTTATGAAACAGAGAACTAACAGCATATGCCCTAGATACTTTGTCTCTATCTGGTTGATATTCTTGTATTGGCAAGCCTGCTAGTCTTAAATCTTGAATTAAAGATTGACCTGATGCTTTTTTCTCAATTACTATAGAATCTGGTTTATGTTTCATAAATTTATCTACAGCTTTTTGTCTAAGTGTAGGAAAATCCCATCTACCTTTGTCCATTCCTAGCAAAACCATGTTAGCTAAACTAATATCATCTTTTTTAAATATGCCCCATGTAGTAACTACAGAAAAATCTGCAGTTGTTTTAGTAGAAAACGCAGTATCCCACGATTGTATTATAAAATCACACTCGGGTGGGTCTTCGCTACTCCAATCTTGCCAGTAATCTACCTGAATTATGCCACCTGTCTCTGATGATGGGCTTTGTAGGTACAATGCATCAAATTTAAACGGGGGTGTGTTGTTTTTTGTACGCACAATGTCCTCTGTTGACCAGCAAAAACCATTTTCGCGGTCAGGTGCCCCCCAAAAAGACTCACCAAGTTTTGGTTTTGGGTATTCTTCAGTCAAATATCCTTGTTTAATTAAAGAATCTCTAGCATCTACAAGTTTTTCTGTAGAATCTGCAGTATTTAACGCAGGTATTCGCACCACATTCCATTTATCTGCTAGTGGTGAAGCTTCTTGTTGCTTTAATAGGTAACCAGCTAGGTCATTTTCGTGCCATCTTGTCATAACTAGCACAACTTTTCCACCTGGCATCAATCTTGTACGTAAACCAGAGGCATACCACTCGTTTAATTGTTCTCTTCTAGTCTTTGAAAAAGCATCTTGCTCTGATATAGGATCATCAATGACAGCTAAGTGTGCACCAAAACCTGCAATACCTGATCCAGAACCAGCAGCTAAGAAACTTCCAGCTTGTTTGCCGCTTTCTTCTAGCGCCCAAGAGTTTGCAGCACGATTATCTTTTTTAATTTTTACTTTTGGAAAGATTGTGTTGTATGCAACTGTATTTATAATATCACGAATAGCTCTACCAAACTTAGTTGCTAGGTCATCTGAGTGAGATACTGCTATCTCTTGCCAGTAAGGATTACGACCTAGCGCCCAAGCGGGGAAATATGTTGAAGTGATTAAAGACTTAGAAGAACGCGGAGAAACAAAGACCATAAGGCGATCGGTTTCTCCTTGTTCCAACTTCATTAGTTGGTCACAAAGTAAACGGTGATGCGGTCCTACGTTAAAGCTAGGATTCATTAGCATAACAAATGCTAGTAAATCATCACGCGCCTGTTTGACAGCTAGTCTAGTAGCTGCGTCTCTATCTTCTGATGTATGCAACGCCACCCCACAAGACTATCTGTGAATAAGTATCCACGTCTGGTTGTCCTGCGTACGGCTCAAGTTTAGGGGTTAAAATCATTTTTTGTCTCCTGCTATGACTTTTAGTTTTGGTGTAGCTATTCTTTTCAAACGCTCTACATCTCGCTGTATATCTTCGTCAGAATTACCAGATGCAAAAGCATTTACTAAAGTTGTCTCGTTAATAGTTTTATCTGTCCATAGTGCTTTATGTTTTCCTAATAACTCTAAACTTCTAATAGCTGCGTTGTAGTCACCTGTTTGTTCTGTCTGATCTGCGATACGCACTAACCTTCTTAGTATATCATCTGCATCAAGCTGCAGCCTTTTCATAGAATCCTTTTTAAGTTCTGAGATTCTATCTCTAATACGATCCATCTTTAAAAACTGATAGGACTTCGCGTCAGCTACTTTGTCTGAGTAACCCGCACGCTTTGCAGCTGCTTTTGAATTTAGATCTTTAATGTATTCTTGACAGAAGAGTTCCTGTCTTCCTGTCAAGGGTTTATTTGTATCCATATAAAAAAAATTATAACATAGACCTCTTGCATAAACAAGGGTTGTTATGATAGCATTACAGCATCCCTCTCCCCGAGGGTGTCTCCTGTAAGAAGAGGGGGGTTAAAAATGCCTTCGGGCATACCCCCTCGCAAAAAGGGGGCACGCGAAATTTCAAGGTCCAAATTTTTGCTAAAATTTTTTCTGACGCATATGTATGTAGTGGCAGTCGTGGTTTTTTGGGGGTGGGGGTACTAGGTTAGCACCACACCCCTCTGTCCTAATACCTCACTCTGACCTAAGTAATAAATTATTACTACCATATGATGTTCCATATACTAGAACAAACTACGAACAAGCCCCCAAAACCCCTGTGACAATCTGACCAATTTACAATTTTTTTTATTCGTGCTACAATTTTAACATGGTTAGATTAAAAAAATCTGATACAGTTTATGTATCTTCAAAATCTTACTCTTGGTTTAAGCGTAAGGTTAAAAATAAAAGTAAAATCTACATGGGGCAAGAAGTCGCACCTGTATGGAAACTGTGGCAAAATGACACACACTGGTGTGGACGAATTGTCGCACACGAACAAAGATAAATTTAGACACTAGCCCCTTCGGGGGCTAATGCCTAGAGTTATCTAGGAAGAAAAAATGATGCGTGTAAATCGTAGGGCACCCCATGCCCAAAAAAAGGTGCGACTATATGTCACATCAGGCATTTTGTCGCAGGATATAGTGTCGCATATACTCGGCAAATCGTCGCATTGCGACAACCTGCCCCATGTGACCAAAATAACCTTGCTATTTCAAATCATTCTGTCAGAATTAACCTACTTTAAACAACTAATTTGATGTTATTAATTTACATTATTTAAGTTAATTAGTCGGTCATAATTTATTACTTTGTACATTTTGGTCGCACTATCAAAATACTTCTTGACTTTCAAATTGGTTGTGTAATAATGGTTTTAGATTGTGAGGGTTTAACTATGAAATCAAGAATGGGTATCATTGGTCGTGGCTATTTACCGATTGGTAAAGCACCGATTTTCAATGGTCAAAAAGATAAATACGAGAGTTCGGCAAAATCCGTTTTTATGGGTTATGTCTTTAATAGTGAAAAACAAAGGCTTAATGATGGTGGTCGAGTGGCTTTACTTCGTAAGGCTCAGGCTCATCCTGACTACGAAAAATATATGAAATTAGCGTCTAGCAGATAATTCTGCTAGGTGTGACAGAATGTGCCATTGACTCTGAAAATGGTTGTGGCATACTAGACTTAAATATAGCGAGGTAATAAAAATGGCATTGTCTAAAAAACAATTTATAGAATTTGCTGACTTAATAGCAAAACACAATCCTACTAAAGCTATGGTAGATGATATCACTTATATCATGGCGAGTAGTAATAACAGATTTGATAAGCATAGATTTGCTGATCGAATAAACTCACAATCTAACAAACGACTAGACGGCTTAAATATCAACGATTTACAGGAAGCATGGGGGGTAAAATAACATGGCAAAAACTGTATATGTGGCTCAATCTAATTACTTAGATGTGCCTAAAGTATTTGGAAATGTCAAAGCATTATATGACTTTGCATTGGGTATGGCAAATACTGAAACACCACATTTGGATAGGGATGCAAAACCATATCCTGCTACATACTCAAGATTTAATACTCAGCTCAAGAAACAAGGATTTACAGTATTATATACTAGTAATTCTCTAAGTGCTGAGAGTTCTATCAAAGTTGATACAACAACTATTAATGGCTAATTGATATGTTGAAGATCGACTTTGATAAAGTGATTGGTGCGACAAAGTGGACAATTTACTTTGTCGTGCTATGTATTATAATAGCTTTAATAATGAAATAGAAATGAGGTTAATATGACATTATTAGAAAAACTGCGAACTACTTACAATGGTACTACAGATCAAACTTTGTATACTATGTACAAACTTATTAGAATTTCAAATACTAATGTTTGGGAATTACAATCTAGGTTTAATCTTAGCATTGAGGAGTTATCTACTTTTCCTCACGATTTGGCAGAGGAGTTTATCAAAGTATTTGATGACTGCGAATTGCTTGATGTGTTTGAGGAAAGCAAACTAAACAGACGATTACAGAACGCAATCAGTAGTGTAGATGACGAACTTATAACTTGCTCTGATTGTGGCTCTTTATCCTATCGTGATGACAGTATATATGTTGATGATCGTGGTGATTGGGTTGGTGATTGTTGCAGAGACAACTACGAATACCATGACGGACACGATCAGTATTATCATGTAGACGATTACCCCGAAGATGAAGATGCTGAAGATGGCTATGGTGTATATGGCTACGATTATGATGTGACGCAACAACTATCTCCTCAATACTACAAGAATGAGACAAGACTAATAGCTACTGAAATAGAGAGTGAAAGACGCAACAGTTGTTCTGACGATATAGTCCACGATATACACAACACTATGAAACACTTTGCATTATGCAAACATGACGGATCATTAGATAATGGATTTGAGATCGTGACTGCACCTGCAACGCTAGGTATACATAAAGAGCGTTGGACAAGATTCTGTGAACAGAATTATTCAGATCAGTTATCGTCTTGGAATACAGGCACTTGTGGTATGCATGTCCATGTTGATAGAGCATCACTAACACCATTGGATATTGGCAAACTGTTAGTGTTTATAAATGGAACATACAATGCAAAGTTCATTGAGAAAATTGCTGGTCGTGATTCCCGTCAATGGTCAGCTAAGAAATTCAAGCGAGTAAAAGACGCACTAAATCGTTCTGATAAGTATGAAGCATTGGCTACTCACAAACCTAGAACAATCGAGTTCAGAATATTCAGAGGCAATATTGCAAAGCAAGGCATACTGCGAAACCTAGAATTTGTAGACGCACTATGCAACTGGGTTGGAACTGTCGGTCTGGATAAAGATACCGATAGCGTATATAGTTTATCATATACTAACTTCATTAAGTATATGAATAGATCTGAGAACAAAGGTTTATATCCTTACCTATTCTCATGGCTAGTTAGAAAAGGATACAACAAAGGCAATACCAAACGATTAAAGACAGAAAGCGAGGAATACTAATATGTGTTTAATTATTAAATCAGATAATGTTAGTGAGTTAAAACAGAACTTATTGACATCAGCATATCACAATAATTCTGACGGATTTGGTGGTATGTTTCTTGCTGACGGCAAGATACAAACATTCAAAGAACTTCCTAAGACTGAGAATGATGTAGTAAATCTGTGGGATAAATTCAAAGATATGAAAATCCCAATGGGTTTGCACTTCAGATTCACAACTAATGGTGGCACTAACAAATCAAACTGCCACCCATTTGAAGTTCTCAATATGAAACAGCATAACAGATCTATATGGGTTATGCATAACGGACCACAATTACCAACACCAATGATTGATGTAGATAAATCAGATACACATCAATATGTGAAGTGGATTCTTAGACCAATGTTGGCACAGAATCCCGAACTACTATACAACTCCGATTGGAAAGACATGATCGAAGAATCAATAGGCTCTGACAAACTGTTATTCCTTGACGGATCTAATGGTAAGTTCACGATCATCAACGAAGATCATGGCGAGACAATGGACAATATGTGGCTATCAAATACCTACTCAATACAGCGTGGTATGGGTAGCGATTATGATGTCAAGACTGACACCATATCTAACAAACCAAAGGGTATCACATACTATGGTGGTATGAATTGGCACGGCTATGATGCATACGAAGATGACAACATAGTACAGTTTGATACATGGAAAAGTAAACAAACGGCAAAAGCTAAACAAGAAAAGAAAGTAGATTTGTGTGACGATAATATGCCATACAATATATCCGACTTGGTTGGCTTGTCCAAAGGCGAGATATCTGAGGTTGTATATCACAATCCTACAGGTACTGCTGAGATGTTAGGCGATCTCATCACAGCAGATGAGGGCGATATGTTTGACGCAATCGACACATTAATAGATCGCAGAACCGATAACAAATAAGGGGGGCACATATGGAACACGAAATACTAACACCGATCAGAGCAGTAGGATACGGACAATACAATATGGTTGTTTATTCTACTAAGATAGATGAGTATGGTGAACTTATACCATACCGACAAATGGTCTTGGCTAAACGCAAATCTTCTGAAGTGTTGGTCGAGAGAAGTGTGATACGACAGGCATACACCAATGTAAACTACGAACATCAAGGTCATAGCATGACACACTTGATACGAGACTATCAAACAGTAGATAACAATGCGTATCTAAAAAATAGTGAGTTTGTTATTATCAAAGTTAAACCTGCGATTGTTGAAGGCATACATAGGTTTGAAATCCTAGATAAGAATGCTAAAAACATTCAGAAGTTTGTAGATCAATACAACAAGAAGATTAACTATAGCGATAGCTATTATGCTATGGGTATACTAGGTATTAAAATATCTCACTCTGCATGGCTGAATGAATGCATGGTTGACGAGCCACATCACAAAGTGATGCGAAAAATACTGAAGCAACCTAACATATGGCGTTCATATCCTAGCTTGTATAAGAAAGCAAAGGAAAGTATCCCGAACTTCGCAGAGAGTGGTCAACAATTAGATCCTGTTGAGGTGCTACCTAGATGTGCAATACCATTTCCTTTATCAAAAGTGAATCCTTTTCTAGGATTACCTAACAATTTAAACTATGTAAATGCTACAATAAATAGGCTACCACAATTACGACCAACATTTAACAGTCCAAATGTTAGAAGTTGGGATAGTCATGGTAATCTATATTCGTTTGCATAGTCCTCGCTGGTGTAGATATGCGACATATCTCCGACATAAACACGAGGGTTGGCAGAAACGATAGTGCTATGCTCGTCTATATACTATATAAATATATTATATTATATTTTAAATCGTATATTAGGGGAACATAAGGGTCAGATCTGTTATATAAAGACCCTCGGATTTATACCGAGAACATGTCGTGTATACTCGTACTGCGACACAATATCAACTTGACTTTATTAATGAAAGGATTATAATTATGATATTAAGTAAACTAAAAATGGAACTAGACAGATTGAAATGGCAACTAGACGATAACCTTGAATGGTATAGTAAGAGTGGCGAAGTTTCAAAACACGAACACAATGCATGGGGTTGGCGAGAAGCAGTCGATTACATACAAAAAGAAATAGCTAGATACGAGGAACAAGAAAGGAGTAAAGATAATGGGTAAAGTAAAAGCATGGCTCATGGAACTAGAAGAAAGACGACACGAAGAAAATCTATCTGACTACGAGGAAAAACTATTGACACAACTTGATGAGGATAGAGAAGCCTACGACAGAGCAGAAGCAAGAGTGTGGTGGGAACACGAAGGCAGACTAATAAAAGAAAGGAAAGAAAATGTTGACTAACATTATACTACTGGGGATGATGATTACTATGGCAATAGTAGGATATACTTCAGCATATACTGTGATGAAGAAACAGATTGTGCTGCGAGACATAGAACTACACATGGCATACACTTATATTGGAGACAAACTAGATGCAAGAGCAACAAAGAAAAGAGTACGAAGAACTTAAAGTAAAAGCAATCAATGGCACTCTAAAAATTGTAGAAGCCATGCGATACTTTGAGTTAAAAGACAAAGCAAAAAGAAAGGATAAAGTAGCATGAATATATTTCATTTAGATGTTGACGCAAAGATATCAGCAAGACATCTATGCGATAAGCATATACCAAAAATGTTATTGGAAACTTGCCAGATGTTATCAACAGCTGTGAGAAACCAGATCAATAATCTGGCAGATGATGTGTACCCAGTATATAAGAGTGCATATCCCAAACATCCAATGACCATCTGGGTTGGCAAAAGCTGGGAAAATTTTCGTTGGACACTTGAACATGGCAAGGAAATAAACAATCAATATCAATACAGGTTTGGTAAGATACATAAATCAGAACGAGTGCTTGATGTAATAGAATCATTACGATTTACTTTACAGAAATCTTTTGATTTGAATATAGCATTGACTGAACCACCAAGATGTATGCCCGACACATACAAATGGTGCGATCATTACACAGACTCATATAAAGAATATTATTACCACGACAAACAATACTTTGCTAAGTGGGATAAGGGTGTGCCAAAACCTTTTTGGTTTAGAAGAATGGAGACAAAGCATGGCGAATAGTAGCTTAATAAAAATGAGAATGAAAGATCTCAATGATGAGATAGAAACTTTAAATAGTAGAATGAATTTACTAACTGATGAGTTAGAAAATTTAGACAAAGTGTTGCGTGATTACTCACAATACATGATAAGAAAGAGAGTAGAACAGAGAGGGGAACATGGCGAAGAAAAACAAGACAAAGTTTCTGAGAGATAATGTTATGTTTGCTAAACATATGTATGAGTTTATGAACAGAAACATATCAAGTAAAGAAACACAAGACTTTATTGTAGAACGCATGGCGATATGCTATGACGCTTTTCCATTGAAGAAACTAGATGACCACAAACAATACATGGAATGGTTGAGTGTACACAATGAAGGCTGAACAAAAACTAACATGGGATATAGCTTATTGGAATCCCACCGACAAAGTGACGGAAGAACAATTAGATTTATTTCTAGAAGCGGGTACAGGTGTAAGCACAAATGCACCCATGTATTATAGTGTCCGACATTTTGTCGAAGCATTTAACAATCAAGAGATAAGTGATATGGGTTGGCTATACTGCACACCCCGACACAAAGACGGAGATTAATATGAGACAATACATATATGACACATGGAATAGTATAATGAACGCTCAGGCGAATCCGCTGCGGCATATCAAAGATAATCATGTTCGGCATTTAATACTACAAATACTGGCATGGATGTGGTGCATTGCTTTCTCCTTGTACTTTGGTTCGTTTATGGTATTCGGATATACGGCAGTAGCACACTTCATTTTACTACTAGCAGTAGTGGTGACTGTCGTGACATTTAAAAAGGCAGAGGGTTTTAAACACCATGACGGTACTTTAAATTATGAGAAAGCTCAAGGCAGGTATGAAGATATTTGGTAGAGCTAAAAGAAAGGATAATAAAATGAAATGGGTATGGTATCACATATATAAAAATACAGAGACAAATAATATTTTTGTTGACAAGACTACAAAATCATGGTATACAAATATATGGTTAAAAATAAAAGACTACCTAAGTTTGTGACAATCGGACCATTCCGAGTAGAGTTAGTTGTTGCCCCCCACGAAGTGATGTATGAAATGGGGGAGGCACAAGGCATGTTTGTTCAGAAGCCTCCATATAAAATCTATTTAGATAGAGATATAATAGAACGAGGTGGTGCTGATGCTTTTAATTTAGTTGTGCATGAGTGTATGCATGTATCTTATTATCAGTACAACATGAAAGATAAAGACGAAGAACATATAGTTAATTCCTTTGGTAACTTTCTTGCAGAATTATTTTGCAAGTCAGAGTTAAAGGATTGGCTACGCGAAAATATGAAGGACTAATATGACAAAGAATAAAAGGTTAATGTTTGTGTATGGTACTCTGAAGAAGGGCGAAAGACTACACGGATTATTATCTAAACAAAAAAGAATAGGTAGTGCGATTACTACTGATAGTAATTTTACAATCAAAGATTTCTTAAACAGTTATCCAATTACATTCAGACACTTTGATACTAAACTATGTAAGTACAAGATCAAGGGTGAGTTGTATGAGATAAAGAGTGATGTTGTTTACGAGTCGGTCGTAGCTATGGAACTTAACGCAGGATATGAGTTAGTAAATACCATAGTAGAAACCGAAGATGGTAAAGAACATATAGCTGAAATGTTTTTAGTAGAGGAGACACCCGCCAAAGTTGGTAGTGATACTATACTAACAAACAAGAGAGTAGTGACAACAGACAATGTCAAAGAATGGACTACAAAAGTATGAACGCATTTCAAGAAGCGTGTTACTTTTTAACAGGGCTAGGTATATGGTTAGCTACCTACGGTTTCGGTATTGCTATACTACTACACCTATTCGGAATAATATAAGGAGTATGTTATGAGCAGATATAGATATGCAATGGCAAAAAAATATGTAACAGGTGACGATCAGTTATTAGATGATACAATAGATTTGTATGACGATAACTTTAATGTTGAGGAGTTCGAAGATGATCCTCGATTTGATCCTAACGATCACGAATATTTACAGGAGATAAACAATGACGAAGCAGAAGGGCAACCTTTACCGTTGGACAGATATTTCAGTCGCTTTGGAAAAGGTTCTAAAAGAAATAGATAATCCCAACACAGAGGAAGCACCTAAATTTATTATTAAACATGACCGACCTTTCAGTTTACGTATGCGTATATACCAATACATAAAAGCATACCGAGGTTTAGCTGAAGAGAAGGGGGAGGGTGACCCGTATAAGTATGATACACTTAAGATAAAACAACTTGACAAAGGTGTAGAAATAATACATATACTAGATGACTTAGAAGAACTTGACGTTATTAACGCAGATACAGGAGAAAAACTATGACAAAAGAAGATAAATACAGAGCAGACTTTGAGGCTTGTGTAAATGATTTAAAAGATCCATTGGTAAAAGTGTCAAAAGATTATGACATAGATGTAATGATATCATCTTTATATGAGATAGGTATGAGACTATCTTTATTAAAGTATGGAACAATGGGTAGCTTTGGATTGTTAGCTGACGTGCTACACACATTTACATCAGCAGGTCCTTTGATTGATGAGATGCAAAAGGCACAGGAAAAAACAGGTGACACATTAGATTCAATATTTATTAAACTAAAAGAGAACAGTACAAACCCAAAGACAAAACATTAGGAGGTAAGCATGGGTGAGCAAGAAACAATAGAGATACCTACTGATCTTCTTGAAAGAGATGCAGTTGAGTTATCAACAGATGAAGATGCTATAAGTAAGATTGTAAATTACTTACAAGCTACAAGAGTTAATGTAAGGGAAGCAGAAGCTAGTGGTAAAAGAATATCAAAGAAGAGTGCAGTTAAGAAAGCACCGAAAAAATTTGACAAGAATATACTAGATATGCTAGTATCAGAGACATGAAAACAGCAGTCTTTTTAATAGGATATTTATGTTTAGGTCCTGTTGATGATAAGAAATGTATAAACATAGCATCGCAATATTTATTTCCAGATGTATCTAACTGCGTAAATGCAAGAAGAAATATCATGGAAGAGTTAGATAACATTGCAGGGTTATCATTGCAATGCGTTCCTTCTGATCTTATTGAAAACTACATTAAGTATAGACCAGAAGTTTTACTACCAGAAAATAAATAAAAAAAGGAGACACATATGGGAGACGATACACTACCAAGAATAAGAAAATTTATTTGGGATGACAATGGTCAACCCATACAAAAGATATGGGATACTTCAAGCCTTAGTTCTTTCTTAGCATGTCCTAGATATTATAAGTTCTCAGTCTTAGAAGGCTGGAAATCTACCAGTTATTCTGCGGCTACAGGATTTGGTTCTGCAGTACACGCTGGATTGGAGGAACTAGACAAGGCTAGACATGAAGGTATGACTAAAGATGCCTCTGTTAAAAGGGCAGTATCTCTAGTATTAAAAGACTATGGTGAAGATCTAAAACTTGCTGACGAAAGTGCAAGAGGATTGGAGGCGGCTCTTCGTGCGGTTGTATGGAAAGCTGAGGAGTTTTGGGATGATAACCTAAAACTAGCTAGCATGCCCGACGGCTCGCCAGCTTTAGAACAAAGGTTCGAAGTACCCATAGGTGATAAGGGTCACAGATTTAGTGGTCGTATTGATAAGATAGTATCTGTTGATGACAGGCTCTATCTAGTAGATACTAAGACAACTAAGTCTGCCTTATCTGAATACTATTTCAATGGCTATATGCCAGCAAACCAAGTCTTTGCATACATATGGGCATGCCGTGAGGTACTAAAGCTACCTGTTGACGGCTTTATTATTGATGCAGTTCAGACAGGTGCAAACTTCTGTCGCTTTGCAAGGCAGGTATATAATGTATCTAAGGAGCTGATAGATGAATGGTACGCAGATACTCTACATCATCTTGAGATATCAGATGTATATGCTAACTCTCAATACTATCCTGCAAACTTTACATCATGTGGAAACTATGGTGGTTGCAGATATAGAGAGGCATGTGCTCACGCGAAATCACAAAGACATATATTCTTTGGTAATGATTTCAAACAAGAGTATCATCCCGACTTAGAGGAGACTAAGCCAATGAAACTAGAAGTAATACAAGGAGGCAAACAATGAGAGAAGTAATGATTGGTGCTATGTTAAAACATGCTGAAGGTCAGATTGCAAAACACAGAACTAATGTATTGATATACATGGATAGTGCTGTTGGTGTTGGAGAACACACAGATATACTTGAGAGTGTAGAGAAAGAACTTAATGCAATGGGAAAATACCAAGAGCAAATTGACATATTACAAAAATATTTTCTTGACAAATAAATTTTTTAGTTTATAATTACAAACATAATAGGAGACCAACTTATGGCAAATATAAGTAAACATAAATCTACGAGTGTTACTAAGCTACTTCTCTGTGGAGATAGTGGTAGTGGTAAGACATCTGCCCTAGCGAGTTTAGCTAACGCAGGTAAGAAGCTACGTATACTAGATTATGATGACGGACTAGACATACTGCCAGAGTTTCTGAAACCAGAAGCAGTAAATAACGTCTCATATGTTACGTTAAGAGATTCACTAGCTCAAGCTGATTCGTTTAGAAGAGGGGCACGATTGTTGTCTCATTGGAAAGACGGTGATGAGGACTTGGGTCACGTGAAAGAATGGGGAGAGGATACGGTTCTAGTGATTGACTCCCTAACACTTATGGGGGAGGCTGCCCTACGAGCCGCTCTCGTTTTTAATAACAAGAAACCTACTGAGCAAGCAAGCCAACCAGAATGGGGTGCTGCAGCACGTGATGTACAGAACATTATACAGTACATTACAGGCGATGAAGTAAAGTGTAATGTTGTTGTTACAACACACATGCAGTATATGGATTC